CTTTTTTAGATTTCTTTACTGACAAATAGTCTCTAGGTGGCTCTATGCCATTTGTCGCATTAGAGACCACACTAGAAGATTCTGACGGCATTTGGGCTGATAAGGTGCTATGTCTTAGCCCATTCTCTTTGATAGATTTTCTCAATTGTTCCCATTTCATTGATAGTTTACGATTTACAATCTCATCTACCTCTTTCTTATAGGTATCAATTGGTAATATACCGTCGGAATATTTTGTTCTATTAAAGTATTCACAAGCACCTTTTTCTTTTGCAAGTTCATTACTTGCTTTTAATAGATAATACTGAAACGATTCTGTTAACTCATCTACTTCTTTCCAAGCAGACTTATCTTCATATGATACTTTGTTCTTTGCTAGATAATGTGCAAGACCAATATAACCTATGCCTAAACTTCTTCTTGCCTTTGTTGATACTTCGGCAGCCTTAACAGGATATTTTTGATGGTCTATAATTTCATCTAAAGCTCTTACTGCTAAATCACATAGACTTTCTAAATCTTCTAGGTAACTAATTCTACCTACATTTATTGCACTTAAAATACATAATGCAATCTCACCTTTGCCATCTATGTGTTGTATAGGGTCAGTAGGTAAAGTAATCTCTTGACATAAGTTTGACATTAAAATTCTATCTTTGAAAGAAGAGTGGTCATTGCAATGGTCTATATTCATAATATAGATACGACCTGTCTCTGCTCTTTCTTTTAACATATCAAAAAATAATTCTTGAGCACCTACTTTTTTCTTTTTGACACTTGTTTTTCTTTCAGCTTTAAGGTATACGTCATCAAATTCTTTTGTACCCCAAGCTTCGTAGAGTTCGGGTACTTCGTGAGGAGAAAATAAAGTAATATCTTCGTCATTGATAAATCTTTCGTAAAATAGTTTTGATATCTGTATAGAGTAATCTAATTTTCTTACTCTATTATCCTCTGTGCCTTTATTGTTTTTTAATACAATAATATCTTCTATCTCTTGGTGCCAAATAGGGAAGTGAACCGTTGCACTACCGCCTCTAACGCCGTTTTGAGTACAGCACTTAACCGTTGACTCAAACTTTTTGAGGAACGGCACAACTCCTGTGTGTTGGACTTCACCGCCTCTAATTCTGGAATTGATTCCTCTAATTCGCCCAGCGTTAATACCGATACCAGCCCTTTGTGCAACATAATTGCCAATAGCCATATCACTAGAGAAAATGCTAGGCAGAGTATCATCAACATCAACCAACACACAACTAGCATACTGGCGAATAGGTGTCCTAACACCGGCCATAACTGGCGTTGGAATATTGATTTTAAATTTTGAAATTGCGTCATAATATTTTCTAACATAACTCATCCTTTTTGCTTTTGGATATTTGGCAAATAGAGTTGCTGATATAAGCATATACATAAATTGAGGTGTTTCAAACACCTGGTTTGTACTTCTATCTTGTACCAAATACTTGTCAATGACCTGTCTTAAACCTGCATAGGTAAAGTCATAGTCTCTTTCGTGGTTTATCCAGTTTTCCATTCTGTCAAAATCTTTTTTATCATACATTTTAAAGATTTCTGAATCATATACACCTAACTCTACACACTTTTTAGTATGTTCATAAATGTGTGGGTGGTCCCAAAGTTTTCTGAAAATTTGTTTTCTTAATGAGAATAGTAATAGTCTTGAAGCGACAAACTGATAATTAGGATTGTCTAGTGAAATTAAATCTGAAGCGGACTTGATAAGAATTTTTTGTATTTCATCTGTTGTAATACCATCATAGAATTGTAAACCACTATTCATTTCAACCTGTGATGATGATACTTGACTTATATCTTCACAAGCATATTCTACCATTTCGTGTATCTTGTCAATATTTAGAGCTTCGTTGCCTCTACCATTTCTTTTTTTCACATAGATAATCTTATCATTTACCATTAAATTCTCCTACTAACATTTCTTATAATTGTTTAATTGAGTCAACGCACTTAATTTTGAATAAGTATTGGTACTTATAATATCAGCAACTTCACTTTTTGTCAATCCTGACATTATCATTTCGTTTACATCTTTTAGTTGCAAGTCATTTGGCCATATTACTACGTTATAACCATCATCAATAACTTTTTGCATACGTTTTATAATTTCTTTATTTCTCGGTTCGTTGTCAAATATATATGTAACCTGTTCAGGTGGCACACGTAGCGTCAAATCAGCACCGCCAGCCGCCAAACAATTTTTTATAAACATACTATCAATAGGACCCTCTACAATATAAATGTGTTCTTGTAAATTAATCCTATCAAGACCAAATACTTTTTGTTTACTATCATCAAACTTAATAGTCAAATACTTTGGTTGTTCTTTACCAAAGGCACGACCTTGAAAAGCAAAAGGTTTGCCATCAACACCATAGAAAGGTATAATTAATCTAGGGTGTTCACCTTTTGTATGAGGAAAAGTATTTGGTTTAACCTCATTAACTAACTGCATAAACTTATCACATAGATATAGTTTATCAAGATAATCTTCAGGTATTAATCTATTATTAATATATCTTTTCGCTGGGTGTTTATCATCTAGTTCACTAATCAGTTTTAGTTTACTAAAATAATCTACTTGTTCAAACTTTGTAGGTTTGAAATCAAATTTAGGTTTTGGCGTGGAGGGCGCCGAGCCTTTATATCTTTCTAATAAGTATTGTTCATACTTTTTAGGGTCTAAAAACTTTAGAAAATTACCAAGACTTTGGCCTTCGCCACAATTATGGCATTTAAAGAACATATCATTTTTTACTTGATATAGATACGCTCTCGCCTTGGTTTTACTCTTTTTAGAATCACCACAATGAGGACACCTAAAGTTAAAAAGGTAATCACCTTTCTTTTTAAATTGGCCTAATCTGGCTGAGATTTCATTAATAAATTTTAAATCAATATAACTTGACATAGCAACTCATAATATATATCATTCACAGCAATAAGTCAATGCTGGATTATGCCATCATATGGACAATTTGCATAAAGTTTTTTGACAGAATCCAACCAACAACGATTGAACCACCTAATATTAACCATTTATATTTCTCTAGTGTACCAACTCTCCCGCCAATGTCAAGCTTGAGAGACTTAATCTCAATCAATAGTCGTTTTTCTGTCTGTTGTATCTCTTTTTGAAGTTCTTTATAGACGGTATCTATCTCTAATTGACGCTCTCTCAATTTTGTAAATATTACTTCGTCTGTTTGCTCTTGTCTGGCAATCTTCTCTTCGTGAACGGCCAACATCTGTTTGATAGATGTAGATACATCTGTCAATTTATCTATAGCCGTGTCAAGTCTATTGTGGATTTGATTTACTTGTTCCACATCTTTCTTGAGGCCGGCTATATCTACTAATATTTCTCTAGTTCCGTTCTCGGCCATTTTACTCTCTTATTTATTAGTTTGCTAATGGATTTTGAGATTTAAGTTTTAGTTCTTGTATCTGTAATTTTAAAACTTCAACCTCTTTAGAATTTATAGCAATTTGTTTTTCGTTTTTACCAATACCAGAAATATCATTGTCTTTATTGTCTGCTTCTAATAAAGAAATTCTTTCATTTGACTTTGCTATCTCTGCTGTATTTTTAGAGATACCTGATACGTCAATGCTAGAACCTTCTATTGCTGATAGTCTAGTATTAAATTCTCCCCACGCATAAAAACCACCGCCAATGGTAGCAATCACACCTATAAGGGCTGCATATGTTGAAAGTTTATCAACTATTCCGTTTTTCATTTTCATTATTCCTCTTTATTGTAATGATTTCAAGGCAGCTATTTCTGCCTGTAAAGTATTTATTCGTGTTGACACCCTAGCTAGAGCATTCATTTGAACAGCAATAGGGTCATTTGATATATAGGCGTTTAAACTTGCCTCTTTGTATATTTGTTGCTGTTCTAAAATATTTATTGTTTGTAAAAACTCTAGGTTACCATCTGGTATTGAACCACCATCTAACTTTTTGTTCTTATATGCTGTTAAGTCTGGTGCTAATTCATTCATTCCTTTTGATAGAATAAATGAGGTCGCAGCTAACTGCTGGTCAACTCTTTTTAATTTAGCAGTTATCTTTTCTATAATCTTTTCTACTTTTTTACCTATGCTGTCAATGTCGGTAGTGGTAATCTTCCTGTCCTTGACAGATACATCTGTCTCATTTTCCAAAGTTTCGCCAGCACTCGCCGTCTCCTCTTGTCCTTCTGTTTCCTTATCTTCAGCCAATTCTGATTCATTAGATACAACTTCGCTCTCTTGTCCTTCCTGCTCTGTTGCCTCTTCATTTGTATCCATAGTTTTCTCTGTCTTAACGGTTTCATTTGTAGGTTTTTCATTAATAGCATTTGGTTCCTCTTCCTTTAGTTCTTCTTTTTTTGCTTCTTTAAGTTCTTCAGTTGGGGTCTCTTCTATTATTTCCTCTTTTGGTGCCGTCATTGTAGATACATTAGTTTCCTCCTTAATCATACCCATTGGTTTTAACTCTTCTATTATCATATTAGTTGCCTCTTCAAAGAATTCTTCCTCTGTTAAGTTCTCTTCTATTAAGGCAGTTCCAAATTCTTCTATTAAGTTCTCTTCTTTTAATATACTTTTAAAATTAACTTCAAATAATGCTTTAAATTCTATCTCTTCTATTTTTAATTCTTGTATTTCTTCTATCTCTATTAATTGTGGTGCAAATTCAAACGTTTCTATTTCTGTTAATTCTGTTAAATTAATATTTTCTAATTCTTCAATTGCAGCTTCAATAGTTTCCTGTGATAATTCTAATTGTTCGTTTGCAAATTCTAATTCTTCCTCTGTTTCTTCAGAGATAGCTGAGTAATTTATATCTAATAGTGTGGCAGTTAAACTAGCACCTAATAAATTAGGACCAATAGAGGCAGTAGAGTTTGTATTACCACCATCTGTACCTTTCCACTCCCATTCATAGTTTCTGCTACCTGGTAAAGTGTTTGTTACCGTGTCTGTATATGTGTGTGTATTTGAATTATAACCAGCGTCATTGTTTCTAGTAAACGTGGTTACTGCAAGAAGATTACCATTAGAATCTGTTATCTTAATTGTGTTAGTGTAAGTATCTCTTTGACCACCACCTTGACTTGCCTGACCACACCTATAACTTGATGAAGTCCATTCGCAATTCTGTACCTCTGTTATAGAGTTTAAGGTAACACCACCATCTAAACTATCCGTTGTAGTTGTAAATGAATTGCCTGATTGTGTTGTTGTTGAAATACCTACTAGAGAACCAGTATCAGATACAATACCCTCACCTTTTGCCTCTAGTTCTTTTGCAAATGCTTGAATACCACTATCAATGGTAAAACCTGAACCACTACCTACTTTATCAGGTGCTAAGTTATCTGTTGTGTTTTGAAAAGATGATTGACCATCACCTGCATTAGGTAACAGGTTTCCAGATGTAGCTGTTTCTGCTAGACTATTTACGCTTACTAAAGTTGTAAGGGTTAATATCGTCAGCGAAGCTATCAATCTTTTTGTATAATTTGTAAGGCACATATGTTAAAAGGGCAATCCAAATAATAAGGTTAAGGGTAATAGGATCCATCGGTTATTCTTTACTTCGGTGGATTTTGTTTCATAAGGCTTTTTTTTTGAGCGTTCTCTTTCTCAACTGCCTTATCAACTTCATTCCACTCATTGCTTGCTTTCTCTTCTTCTAGTTTTTTTAATTTCTTTTGTACTTCTTCTAATTCTTTTAATCTAATTTTTTCTAGTTTCTTTGCTTCTTCTTTATTTGCTTTCTCAACTACTTTTAAATTCTTGACATACTGGTCATAATCTGGTCTTAACTTGTCGTATTTTTTCCATTGTTCAGTTGCAGCTTTACCAATTTTACCTTCAAATGGGCAAGGTGTACCTGATTGTTCCATTGCAAAGAACACTCTAGGGTCTTGACATAAAATTGATACAGCAGCCACTTTCATACCAAGGTCATTTAAGACTTTAGATAACTTGATACGTTCACAATTCTCGTCTGTTCTATATGAACCTGCTGATACACCTACACCAAAAGTTGATATACCACCTGACATACCTACTACGCAAAGGTCTTGCGACATTGCTGACATACTAGGTGCTGATGATTGAGAGGTAACTCTTGTATCGCCAGAGTATGAATTATTGTTAGTTGTAGATGTGGTGTTAGAAGATGAACCGCTTTGATATGTAGTGGTAGATTCTTGCGAATACCCACCTGATATAGTGGTATTACTTCCTGATGTATTAGTTTGTGAGTTAGTCGTAGCCCCGCTAGAGGTAGTGTCAGCCCAAGCGACTTGTTGAAGTCCCATAGTGAAGAATAACAAAAGACCAATTAATAGTCTCTTCATTTATTCTATGTCCTTTTATCAAGTGATTTATCTTTTCACTCAATAGTATTTATAAATCTTTTATTCTAAAATTAAACTTTTTATACTCTTCTCACCCATATATATTTCCGTGTTCGCCTTTGACCTGATACATTTGTATTGTATAGAACCTTTTTCTTTTAGTTGCCTCTCAGCTACCCGCTTTCCCTTCAAGCAGGCGCTCATAGATGGTTGGATTCTATGCTCCTTTATCTCGTGGTTTACGAACATCAATAGTGCTATTACCGTTTCTACCATAATTGTTAATGTGTACCACCGTTCTTGTACACAATCTCCCTATTTGCGTCTTTTAATTTTTCAATGTCCTGCGACATTTTCTCTACTTGTTTTTGTAAAAATTCTATATTCACCTTGTTGGTCATATTCTGCTCAAGATTTTTCTCAATCTTTTCCACAGACTTATATAAATCCTCTATCAACATAAATTGCTCCGAGTCGGCAGGTAAACTTCCCATTTCTCCACGAGGCCACTTGATTCTAAATTCAGTATTCTCTTCTAAATCCCTTGTCATTAATTCTAATTCTGTTGAGTGTCTATTCAATTGCTCTGTTATACCAAAATAACTCCACACTCCTATTGCCACGGCTCCGATTATGGCCAGCATATTCCGGACCGGCATAGAGATAGCGGTGTTATCTGAAATATCTAATCTATCTTTACTCATTATTCTCCTTTTCACCCTCACCCTCATAGTATTCTTTATACTTATCAAGCAAGTCGTTTGTATGTTTTAAATGTGCTCTTATTTGAGCGAAGTTTTTTGCAATCATTTGAAAGTCTTTATCACTTAACCCAAATATTACCGGGTCAAGACCTTGTTCTTCCATCTTTTTAAATACTTCATCTGCATTTTCTGAAGTAATTATAATCCATTTTAACTTCTCTAGTTCAGGCATAGTAGGCTTGACTAAATCTAGTTTCTGCCTAGGTACTTCTTCTTTGAATATACTTAACTTTTTAACGCCTGAACAGCTAGTTAAAAATAAAATTACTAAAATACTAATTATTATACGGTACATAATTCGGGTTCGCTATTGAGGGACACTCTCTGTTAATTTCTGATTTTTTAGTTGCGTTGATTTCTTCTTCAGTAAGTGGTGCCCCACCTGCTATCTCAACACACCTTAATACTTTATCACTTGCTCCATTAATTATTCTTTGTATTGATTCTGTTTTCTCTAATGCAAGTTTACCAAAGTCTCTTCCGTCTTTGTTAAACCTGTTATCTAAATCATTTATATCTTTTTGTAAAGCATTCACCAATTCATTAAATTTTTTATTTGCTTCTAAAATCTCTTTAAAATCTTTTTGTTGTTTTTCTATTAGTTGTTTCTGCTCTGATATGGCAGACTCTAACTTGATTTGATTTGCTTTTAATATAGCATTATCAGCTTTTAATTTAAAAACATAGGCGCCGGCGCCGGCAAGGCCGGCAACCATAACACCTATCATAATCATTCTCATACTTCCAAACATATTATTTTTTCCAAAATTTTAGTTTCTTTGCCATAGCAGCTACGTCTTCAAACTTCTCATTGACGTACCAACCAGCAATAAAACCTACTATAAAACCTATTGTAGTAAACATATTACTCTCCTATTTTTGAGTTTCTTTTTCTATGACCATTCCAAGCCACGAAACCACCCAACCTTAATGACCAGTATGCTAACCAATTCATAACGTAAAAGCCATTTACTTCTATATTAATATCTCTAAAGATTTCATCTGCTCTCTTTTGAGATATTTTTCCTAATGTATCTCTTTTATTTGCTCTTAATAGTGTTTCATATTTATATGCATAGTCGTGAACAAGACCACCCATTAATAAAACACCAACTGGCGATAAGAACGTATGCAAAAATTTAGGTATGCTAGCACCATCAAATTTAAAACCTGCTGGTACAACGTATTTATTTCCGTTTAAAACATATTCCCAATCGTTTGATATTTCCCATTGCCTAGTTCCTAATAACCATAAAAGTATACCTTTGAAAAAACCTTTACCTTTTGTTTTGATTGGTAGAGGTTTCATTTCTGGCATAGCCGTGTAAGCAAATGTGTGGCATTTTGCTCTCTTCTTGTCAAACATATTAATAATAAAACCTATTATTATAACTGCTACGACAATTGACCATTGCCAAAATTTCATTGCTAAACTAACTAATAACTCCATATTAATCCTTACTTTTTTTATTTGTATCTATATATGTCTGATAAACTTTGTGTGCCTGACCAAGATTCTTTTTCTTTTCAGGATCCTTTGCTCTTTCACTTGCAACTTTAGCTCTCTGCGACATTGCAATTGCAGCCTGCATTTTGTGAGCGTGTGTTTTACCAGAACCTTTTATTTTACTTACAGACTTTCTGGCAGTTTCGCCATCTGTAAATCCTAATCCGTGAATAGTACCTTTAGGATTTTCATCTGTATATAAGTCAGAGTGTTTATCTGACCCAGCAGGTTGACCTTTTTTTCTCGGTACTCTGTTTGTATCATTTTTCAAACTAGCCATAGGTTTATAAGTTCCCATACCTTTACCGCTTCTGTAATTGGCATTTATACCTACTGCTCTCTTTGACCTATGTTGAGCACCTCTAGGTGGATAATCACCTAAACTAGCCATAGGTGCCAAGTGTGAAGTTGGACCTACGCTGAAACCTGATATATATTCTTTAAAACTTTTCATACTTTAGATTTTTCTCTTAAAGTTTTTTTATCCTCTTCTTCAACAATTTTAATTTCTTCTCTAACTATACCCGATAACTTATCAACTTTTTCATCAAGTTTATCTAGTGTATTTAAAACACCTTTTAAAACTACATTATTATTATCGTTATGTTCTTTTATATTACCACTCATTCTTTTCATAATCAAATCTCTTAAAACATTTTCTGCGTCTTTGTTTTTCTTTTGATATTTGTTATGAGATTTTGTTAATGGGTGTTTCGCATTAGGAGCCATATCAACTCCACCACCTGCAACTGAATTTGCTGGTGCGTCTTCATCCATCTTATTGATGATTTCATCCATCATATCTTTATAATGTTTGGGCATATTCTTTCTCCGATATTAGTTCTCCGCCTAAATCATAAACATCAACACCAAAACAAGTCATATATGGCTCTTGTTCAAAAATCATAGAAGGCACTTCGCCCTCTTCTTTCAACAAGTTTTCATATTCGCCTTGTTCTTTTAAATACATAATGACACCAGATTCTATGGCGTCTTTATATAAAGCTAAACTATTATCTTCTTTAATTAATAGTGCTAATGCAACTGCAAAGGAACCTAGTCTTGAACCTAAACCTACCTTTTTTAGAATACGTTTTAAATTAAATACAAATCTATGAAGTAAAGTATAGTGTTTCTTATCACTAACTTTTTTTATCTTCTTGTACTTAATTAAAACATTTCCGTCTTTGTCAATAATGCCTCTCTTAAATGCCTGCGTTTTTTCAAACGGAGTTATGAGCATTTTGACAACACGATAAGTTATTAAAAAGTCAATACCTCTACTCATTATAGTTCCTTTAACATATCTTTTATTTTGTTATCTTCTTCAACCTCTTTTAATTCGTGAGGGTAAAGATAACCTAGATAACCACAAACCGATTTTAGTATAGGCCAATATTTTTTATCAATCTTAAATAATAATAAAGTCATACAGGCCTCAGCACCAAAAACATTATTTAATAATATAATATGATTTAAAATAAGTCTTATTTTAATTTCACCTATTGTCTCATACTTGCGAAACAATCTTTTGAGATATTTAAATCTCTTTATATCATCATCAAACTCTTGTTGTTTTTCAAGAGTAGGGTTGTCATAGTTATGCATTGCATATAACAACCAGTTTTGCTTGGTTATCTGTTCAAACATTTACACTAATTTAGCGTAAACTTTAGACATTCCTGTTTTTAACGTTTCGTACTCTACTTGAAGTTTTAAACCGCCTTCTTTTCTATGAGAAATACCATCATCATTAATATCAGAACCATCTACGTCCTTGCCAAATCTTCCTCCACCAAATTTTACTTCGGTTGTAAAGTTACCTTTATCGCCGTCCGCTTGTTGGTTCGGCACAAAAAGACCAATTTTCATTAAATTGTTTCTGATTTCTTCAACAGCGTGTTGAGCAGTCATATACTCTTTCATTGCTGTTCCACCAAGAAACGCATTAATTCTTTTTAAAACTTCGGGGTCTTGTACATTGTGAGGACCAATTGAGCCATCTTCAAATGAAGCAGCGTCAGGAGTTCCTACGTGACCACCGTCAAGTGTTTCCTTTATGTTTATGTGTTGTTTAAAAGTTTTCATTTTACCTTTCCTACTTATACTTATCTGATTTTCTTTTAGTACCATCACTACGAGCAATCAGACCTTTTGCCTTGAGGTGTGCCTTGTCTGTGAAACCTGCCTTACCTGCTTTATGACGCCTCATTGCGTCAGCAGTATTAGGAGCTTTCTCACCTAAAACATCTTCCTCAAAGTCTTTCAAATTCTCATCTTCTATAAAAGATTTAAATTTTTTCATTTTTTCTTTTCTTCCTTAACTACTTCTTTATTTGTAGCTAACGTTATTAAATTTGTAGAAAATTGTAAGGCACCATTTAAAGCATTTAAGTTTGCTTTCATAGTTCCTAAATCAATCTCTACTTTACCTATCTTATCTTTCAAATCATCAAAGTCTTTTCTTAACTTTACTCTTTCAGATTCTAATTCTTCAATCGTTATAGACATAATTTACTCCAATCAATTATTAGGCAGTTGTGCCTGTGTTTGCTAAAATATTCCAAGAACCATTTTTAAAGAAACATATTGCTGTCTTACCTGCACCAGATAAAACGATACTAGTATGTCCTCTTAAATTGGCTGGAGTTATTGTAGCTGCAAAAGAACCAGACGTTGATGTATTCAAAAAGATTTTAATTTGACCATCACTACCGTTTGCTAATGAAACAGAGCCTGCTTGGTTTGTTGCGTTTATTTCTGTTACCGCTGAGGTTACATCAGCCGCTGAGACCGTTGAACCGTCAGTTGTAATTTGTTGTGAAGCCTGTTTTAATCCAAGAAACGTTGGTATGTTATTGAATATAGAGCTTGCACTTACTTTTTTGTTGATTGGTGTTCCGCTTGGGTCATCCACTACGTGGAATAAATCAACGGATGCTAATGCGTTACCTAAATCGGTAAGCTGTGTGATTTTCTTATCTGCCATTTTTTTCTCCTAAAAACCCTTATGGGTATGCTACTTGTACCAGTTGATACAATCACTTTGTTAATATATTTATAAGGGTAGGAACATAGTCCCTACCCCTATGTTATTGATTATTAAGCGTCAGCTGAGTTAGTCAATGCGACCAATGTCTCAAACTGGATTCTTCCTGCTCTACCGCCAGAACCAGTTGTTTTTAGGTTCCAACCTGCGTGTGCAATTTTACCAGATTGTGTTTCTGTGTCTTTAAAATTAAAAAGACCCATAGTAACCCCTGATATAAAGTTGTTAGCAGTTGTATCACCGAATAAATCAGTTCTATTTGCTGAGCTTGGTGTTTTTTTGATGTAAGCCACAGCCCATAAAGGTGCTCCAGCGGCCTCATCTTTATTTGTCCAAGATGACATAGTATTCTCTCCCTATTAATGTTTGTTAATGGTACTCAATTCTTAATATGTACCACTATTTATAAGAAAATACTATTTTATAGGAGGTTTTTGAGAAGTCTTAAAGTTCTTGAAGTGTCACCATTATGGACAATACCTTGACCACCTCTGGCTCTGAAGTCATTGACGTTTTTAGGATAGTCGTCAATTAAAATTGAATTCTTGTCTGCGAATTGTTGTTTTTGTACTCTTCTTACTAGATTTATTTTGTTAGAAGCTACGCCTAGATTTCTAGTTGCCCAAAACTTTTTACCTGGTATACAATTCTTATCATATGTATCTTCTACATACGCTGATAATATTTCTACGTCTTTATCTTTTAAGAAGTTCCAGAGTTGTTTACCGCCTGACAACCAAGGCAGTTCTCTCCAGAAATTAGGGTTTGCTTTAATCTTACTCCACTTTTCAGATTTTGTGCCTTTAGCCCACTTTGTAATAGACATTCCTGTTTGTCTTTCAGCACCTTTTACAAAGTCGCATAAAACACCGTCCATATCACAATATATTTTTTTCATAGTTGTCCTTTATACTATTACTATATCATATCTGGATAATATGGCAAGCGATTATTTTTCTTATTTTTCGTACTTGATTTCTGGTTCAGTTTCAACAGGAGTTTTCTTTAGTCCAGTCATTGTCTCTTTAGACTTTTCTTTCGCCATTGATTCTGCTTTTGCTTTATATCCTTTATCTACTTTGTTAAAGAAATCTTTTTTTTCTTGGTCAGACATTGAAGCAATACCTTTGCCAGTTTTTTCAAGTTCTTTTTTAAAGAATTGTGAATAGGCGTTATCTTTTAAATGCTTAGATACTTCATTAATAGATGACTCTAAACTGCCTTCTTTTGATTTAAAATATGACATTATTTTCCTTTTACTTGTTTTGCTAAATCTTTATCAGCACCACCCCAAGTTCCACTTGACTTGGTTACAAAAGAATTAACACGAGCTAAAGCCCATTGTACTTGCGTTGCGCCTGGTCTATGGCCACCTCTCCAAGCTGCCATACCTCTATCATATACTTTTTTCAATACACCATAAGGCATACCAGATTTTTCTGCCTTCTTTTTAACAGCAGATATGCTTTCATATACAGCAGCCGCTGGGTGGTCTTTTTGTTCTTTTCTTGGTTTCATACCTTGTTTTTTTAACCTCTCTATATCAGCTTCGCTAGGTGCATTTTCTTTTTTAACAGGTGGATTATTTCTACCCATTTTATCAATTGTAAAACCTTTCTTTCTCAACTCTTGAGCTTTCTTTTGTATGTCTTGTAAAGTTTTACCACCTTCAAAGCCTGCGTGTTTACCGTATCTACTATAAGAAATCATAAAAGGGTCTATTGCTTCAGGTACACAATTAGGAACCATCTTACCATTTTTCTTTTTCATACCTACTCTTTTATATCCTGTCCAACAAGCTTCAAACATTTCTTCGTCTAGTTCTTCGCCGAATTGAATATTTTTTACCGTAAATTTCATATTTCTTACTGCAAGTTTACTTCTTGAACCACTTGAAATAAAAGGTATGTTTTCTTTACCTAATTTTTGTAAGTCAGAGTCTTTAAACTTATTTAAAATATTCATAAGTTGTCTTGCTCTGGCAGCTGAAATCTTTTTACCTCTAAAAGGTTCGTATTCTTTTTTAAGAGTTGCAATCATTTGAGGTGAGATACCTGCCTCTTGTAAATCAACATCTTCTTTCTTTAAAATCTTATCTGCAATTTCGTGACCTTTTTTAATTGTTTTCTTTTGTAAAGGTGGTTCGTCATTCATTACTTTTTTAGCCTGCGCCATACCTATTGCGTAAGCGTCATCTTTTTTCATTTCTGTTTTCAATGCTTTAGTTAATTTTTGATGTTGTTGTTTGTGTAAATCACTTGCCTTTTTTAAACCTTTAATTACATCTTTAACTTTAGGTTCATCTTTCTTATCTAAATCGTCTTTCATATATGAATCGTAAACTCCTTTGTAAATCAAATCACTTGCATAGTCATTAAGTTTATCAACTTCTCTATCAGAAATCATTGAGCCATCTTTCTCTATATAATTCATATATACAGATAAAATAGATTTAGACCCTCTTGCTTGTGCTTGTTTGACCGTTTTATTTAATTCATTACCAAACTTTTTAACAGCATCCTTAGGACTAGAAGCATTGACGTCCATTTCACTATTGCCGACATATCTATTATCAGCACCACTATCTGAATCTACTTCGTAATTAATAGTATATTTTGCCTCGTTTAAATCTTCTTTAAAATTTTTATATTTCTTTTCCATTATTAACCTGCCTACGTAATCTAATCTACTTTCATCCATTTTTTGAACATTTTTATTTACCGTAATCTTTATGTAATCATCAGTTTTTTCAATCTCCATATCATCTTTATTTAACTTAACACCTTTTTTTGTTAGATAATCACTAATTGTTTTCATATCTTGTTCAGCTTGTTTCTCTTGTGAAGAATCATATTCCTTGGACATTTTAAGTTCTTCACCGTCAAAGTCAACATCAACATAACCGTTCCCAGTTATCTTGTCTGCTAAATTTTTTTGTATTGTTTCTCCAGAAGGAAGTTTTGTTGTTTTTGGAGGTTTAACCTTTTTTAGATTAAGTTTTTTTACTAATGATTGTATAGATTCTATTGAGCTATTTACTTTATAAGATTTAGTATAACCATCGTGGTCAGCATTTTCATCTGTACAAAATTCTATTTCACCTTGTATTTCTGATATAATATCTTTTACTTCTTCAACATTTGTACCAGACAAGTTATCATCCAAGTTATCTCTTATTTCATCAAGTTGTGATGAAACTTTTTCTAAAGATTGTATAGTTTCTATAACTTCAGGTCTAAAACCTTTAGAAGGATTTGACATACCTGAACCAGGATTACCCTCTGTTTTATCAGAGTCTACCATTTTTTGTACAATTTTCATTGTATTTGCTAAATCTTGCCTAAAGGTTTTTAAATTTTCACTATGAAGACTCTCATTACCTGGTGATACACCCCAATTATCATCAGCACTAGCGCTATCACTAAACATATCAATAGCTTCATCTGCCTTTTTTGCAAACTCTAATGCTTTAACTTTTTTACCAGAATATTTTGCTATCATATCTTGGTAGTCTGCTTGTGCTTTTTCTGGTTCCATTTCAGCAACATAACTACCTACACTTTCAATGTCATCTGCAAGGTCAGAAAGTCCCATTTCATTTGCTTTATCCATAGCAGCCTGAAAAGAAAACTCATCATCAAAGTCTAACTCAATAGTATCTCCGTCTTTTGTTTCTAGTTTACCGTCTTCAAGGTCTTTTAAAAAGTTCCTAGATTTAATTTTTGTATCGGACTCTTTATCTCCACCTGTATCTTTTTTAGGTTCGTCAGGTTTTTTGGCAGGTTTGTCATCTGTTGGTTCATCATTTTTACCTACTTTTACTAGATTATCACCTGAAGTTTTGTGAGTTACCTTACCATCTTTACCATAACGACCAAATTTCATATAGTTCAGACCCATTGCTTTTGCTTTGTCAGAAGCAGCTGACTCTTCTAAATCTTTTTTATCACTTGCAAGGTCTTTAATCTTACCTGATTCTTCTTTTTTCTTTTGTGCTTCAGCTTCTTTTTCCATCTTTTGCTTTAGATGTTTATAAGCAATACCAACTTGTAATAATGGTTCTCCTGTTTCAGGATTAACCATCTTATCTTGCGCTGTTCTAGCTCTTTGTGCTTGTTTCTGTGCGTCTGTTTGTGCTTTTTGTTTTACAGCAACCGTTTGCTCTCTACTTTTTTCTAATTCTTTTTTAAGTTTATCTATTTCTGAAGATTGGTCTTCTTGTTCTTTTACTTCAATAGGCACATCATTATCTGGTGCTACATCATCTTTTTTCTTTTTCTTTTCTTCATCAAATTGTTCAGAGTTAGGTGTATTGTTTTTTACATCATCAATAAACTCTTCTAAATCTTTATCTTCATCTTCTTTTATTTTTTCTTTAGCAGGTTTAATGTCTTGCATATCTTGAGCAGAGTCAACTTCTTGTTCGCCAAGTATTGCTTTTACCGTTTTTACAGCGATGCCTAATTCTTTTGCAATCTTAGCCGCTGACGCACCTGCTTTTCTCATTGCGTCTATCTCTGACATTCTACCCTCAACAATACTATTTTCAGCAATATCTGATAAGTATTTTATACCTGCGTCTTTGATTGCACCTTGAGTAATAGTATCCATATTCTTAATCATTTTAATAACAGCGGGGGTCACATCATTTTTAGTTTTGAATTGCCAAATCTTTTTGATGTTTTGAATTTGTTTGTCGTTTAATTTAGATTGTAGGTAGCCAACTTCATTAAGTTCTACCTCTGCCATTGCCTCTGACATTAATTTTCTGTATCTACTAGTCATTAGTTATTTACCTTTGCTCCCGCTCTCCATTGGTAACAAGACCAATATCTTGCTTTCCATTTTGGTCCTGGATTATCACAATTGTGCCTCGCTCTAAACGATTTACGTCTAGCCGGGTCGTCTCTTTTAATACTTAAACCTGTTGTATCACCAAACGATACTTTGACAACATTGCCTTTTTCGTTCTTTACATATACATAAAACTTTTTACTACCACCTCTTACCGGGTCGTTCAATTTGACTTTCTTGCCTTGATATTCTGCCTCTTGTAATGGCTCTGATTCGTGTTCAAATATACACTCATCACACTCTTTATCATAGCTCTCAAATTCTTTAAAAGTTTTCATTATAGTTTCTCTATCATTTTAGCAACAGCCTCTTTCAGCTTTGCTTCCCATTGTTCTTTATAACGTTCCCTATATTTATTCATTGTGGACTCTGTAGCCGCCCACTCTTTTATATCTTTTTCAGAGGGTTTATCTGTCTCTCTTTCCAAGAAACCTTTAACTCTCTTAACTTTAGGGTTTTCACCACTTCCTGGTTGTGATGGTTTGTAAGTAGGGTTTTCAAAACCTGGATAATCTGGTTCACCTGGCGTTATGGTTGACGTGTGTTTGTAGTAGTCATTACCAATATCTGTACTTTCTTTTACCCTATTAATTAATTCATTCTTAAATTCACCAAACATCTTCTTATACTTTTGAGTATGAATACTTGGTTTAGTTTTAGCACCTTTATCGCCTGGTGCTGGTTTGTTATCATTTTTTGTTGTATCTTTTTTTGCGAAATAGTCTGCTCTTTTGTTTTTAGTACCCTTATCCATATCTTTGTAATATTTTTTAGGTTGAGTACCTTTCTTTTTCTTAACGTCTTTATCCTGTGGCTGAGCGTCTAAATCTTCTTCTATCGTTGATACGGCTGTGAAACCATAGTCAACATCTGTATCGTATTCTCGCACTTCTACCTCTCTGTCTGCTGATATAGGAACACAATCCCATATCCAAGCTTTGTGTAAATTGTTTTTATTATCTTCTAGTACAACATAGTTAGTTCCTTTTCTAACTACTTTACCAGTAATATCTTCTTTAACATAATTGACTTTTTCACCTACATTAAATATCATTTCTCTAATATATAAATCTCTTATTTGTTGGTGTTCAAAGTCTTTAAATGCTACAACTTCTCTAGTCTCACCTGTGTATTGAGCGGCTAGATTCATACCTTGTCTGACTGCTTTCATAATAGAAACAGCGTCAACACCTCTAGGTAAACCTCTTCTAAATGACGCTATATCTTTATTTGAAGCGGCTGCTCTCATTTTACTTGCTGACATTCCTGTAGCGCCGTCAGCATCCGGGTCTCTTTCACCAGCAGAGACAACTGATATATTTTCAAAGTTATAATATCCGTGTCTTGATTTTACATCATTATACTTTTTAATTATTGTATCAAATTCTCTTACTCTATCGCTACCTACAACCATTACTATGTTGCTATAGCCTTTTTTATATAACATTGTACAAATATCTAGTATCATATTTGTAGTGTTTATTTCTATATTTCTTGCGTGTCTAGGAAACATCTTTTTCATTATGTCTAGTTTATCTCTAGGCGATAATGGATTTTTTCTAGGGTCCTGACTTCTACTTAAAAATATTTTGTAGTCATCTGTTCTAATACTAGCAACTTTGTTAATTAGTTTTTCGTGACCAATAGTAGGTGGATTAAATCTACCAAAACTAAATGCAATAGATTTACCTCTCGCCTCTTTTAAACTATCAATCTCTGCGTCTGTAACCACGCCATCATCTAATATCTCTTTACATTTTTTATAGAAAGTTATGTAGTGATATTTTTCTAATAGTTTATAGATAACATTAGAAGGCATATTGTTTGCAACACCAAACTTTTTAATTTGTTCTGGTGTCATATCTTTTAAAAATACTTCTTTTCTTTTATCAGATAAGTCATCACCAATATCTTTTATCAGCTTAATACTATCTTCTATTTCTTCTAACTTATCTTTAATTTTTTCTTGTAAATTTAATACATCATTAACACTCAAACCTTTTAATTCATCATAATCTATAATGTCTCTTTTTAATTCACCTTTTACAATATCTATCTCTTGTATTTTTTTGCTAAAGTCTTCTATGTATAAATCAATATTAAATTTAGGAATATTAGGTACTCTTGTAAATGTATTACTTAATATATCAAAATGGCCATCTGCTTTTGCTAAATGGTCATCACTAATTTGTTTATCAACTTGTAAATAGTAATTGATAGGGTGTGTAGTTCCAGGAATATTTTTACCATTTACTTGACCCATTAATTTACCTACTAAATCTTTTCTTACTTTTTCTATATCTTCTTCACCAATTGCGTTTGGTTTTATTAAAATATCTACATCTAAATCTGCGTCATTTCTATATGTCTTTGTTAATACAGAACCAATAATTGTAAGTCTTTCAACACTACCATATTTTTCTATATGTTTTTCCATATCACTTTTTATAATGTCTATGATACTTTGTTTTAATCTAGGATTATCTGTATCTGCATTATCAAATATACCTGGCGCATATGTACGTCTTGGTATATCAATGATACTTTCTTTAAATGTTTTTTTCATATTAATATTAGGATAAATCTCTTTTGCTAATTTTACACTTGCGTTATGGTCTGACTTATAATGCCAACCTGCATATACTCTACCCATACCACACTCATCAGCCGCCTCTATAATACCTTTTTTATGTTCAGGATATTGTTCGGCATAATACTCTGCGATTAATCTTGATTGTAAACTATGACCTGAAGGATATGCTGGCGACTTCATACTATCACTCTCTAAAGGCATAATATCAAATTTCATATTCATAGCTTCTGCTAATTGATAAGGTCTTGGTCTCTCAAATTTATTTTTGTAGTGTCTAACAATAGCAGAACCTACATCTGCAATCTTATCAACATCTGACTCTTTAAAGTCTAATTTATTTTCTTTTAGATATTCTTTTATTGCAAAACCAACTTTACTATCGTGGTCTTTTACACTCTGCTCTATTTTAGGTGTTCTTTTTTTAAATAGACTTTGTAATTCTTTTAATTCATCATAAGTAGCATTACTGCCATTAGAAGGTGGTTTTGCAATAGATAGTTTTTTATAATCACCTTTATAATTCTTAACAGGTTTCTCATCTATCTTTGCGTGTCTTAAACCGTCTATATCTATGAAGTCTTTAAATCTCATCTTCTTCTTAATTTTCTTTCTGTAGCCATCCATCTTTTTGCTGTGTATGACCTAATTTTATTTCCTAATAATCTTCTTACTTCTTTACCAACTTTACTCATAACAATTGTTGTAAGTTCTCTATCATCTTTACTATTATCTACAACAACCATATTACCTATACCAAATAGATGTTGAAATCTTCCTATATTTGTTTGTACAGCTTCCCAAGATTTTCTTGTAATATATTCTGGTACACTTCTCTCTCTTTTAGAATTTCTTTCTAACGCAACATCTAAACTAGTGTTAACAAATATCATATAACAATCATAACCTAATTGTCTTAACTCTGCAACTTGACTTTTAATCTTATCATAATCTCTACCTGTGCCATCAACTATCATACCTAATCTACCTTTGATTGATAAATCCATAATATTACCTGTTGTTGCCTTTGCTCTTGCTCTTATCATATCTCTAGCCTCTGCCTCACTATCTGGCATTTTAAGAGATAGATTATTTTTCTTTAATGCATTTTCAAAAGCATTATCAGAGTTAATCATTCTTAAACCTGTACCACCAAAAGCACTTCTGGTTACAAATGTTTTACCAGAACCTGGACCACCTGCAAGAAAAAATGCCTTGAATATATTAGGGTCATATAAACCCTCATTCAATTCTGTATATTTTATATCGTTAAATGATTTCATCTTTCTATTCTTTTTATAATTTTATTTGCTATAACTTCTGGTTCTGCACCCTCAGCTTTAATATTTATTAATTGGTCTTCATAATGTTTGATAACAGGACCTACTTGTCTTTCGTGTTCTTTTAATCTTTGTTTAATTGTTTCTGGTTTATCATCAGCTCTGCCTCTGGCCGTCAATCTTTTAATTACTTCTTGTTCAGAAACTTGTAAATTGATAATATAGTTATGTTCTATATTGTTCTTATCCATTGCTCTTACTTGTTCCATACTTCTAGGAAAACCATCAAATACATATCCGTTTCTTGCGTCTGGTTTTTTTAATCTATTCATAACCTCACGCATAACAATTTCTGTTGGCGCAAATTTACCTTGGTTTAATAATCTTTTTACTCTTCTTCCGTCTGGTGTATCTTTCTTTGATAAATCTCTCATCATATCACCAGTATAAATGTGTGGTATATTAAAGTGCTTTGTTATAAATTTAGAGTAAGTTGATTTACCTGAACCTGGTCCACCTATCATTATAATCTGCCAAGGTCCACCTTTTACTTCTCTTAAAAATCTCTCAACAAATTTCACTTTCTATAACCTGTGCCTTTCTGTCTATTGCACCATCTTTTTTGCCAAGCATAAACACTCATCTTACTACCAATAGTTTCAATAATATTATAATATCCATCTAATATAGCTATTGGTCTGAATGGTCTTAATTTCTTTTTAATTAAATCAATTGTGTCTGGTATAGTTCTCATTAATTCCAACCCTTTGGTAATGTAAAGTTTGTTCTACTAAATTCTAATCTATCAACTAGTTTAACTGCACCTGCAACTCTATCAACTGCCACATATCCTTCAGGAGCGGTAACTCTATAACCTTTTGATGTTCTAACAAAATGACCTATACTTTGTATTTGATTCATCTTTCTTAATAATGTATTCTTACAATTACCTAAAGTTATATGACTTGCGATTGCAAAATATAAAGCCGTTCTATTTCTTTTAATAAATGCGACACCATCTTTTTTTGCTTTGATATAAGGTGCTTTACCTCTATCAGTTTTTTTACTAGCAATCTCGTTATCTAATACGTTCTCGTAATACGTTTCAAATCTTTTTTGCATATCTCTTACTTTACCCATACTACCTTGCGTAGTTTTAATAAAGTGATTGAAGAAAGTTTTTAATCTAAAACCAACAGAAAATTGGTCTCTTGCTGAAGATGACATTTCGTTTAACATAGGCGCCGCTCTTGATAGAGAGCCCTCTGCCATTCTTATTTGTGCGTCAAACATTTTTAATTCACTAGCATTAAACATAACTGAACCTGATTTATCATTATATTGAGCAGACGCTAAAAATATATTTGAACCACCACTACCTCTGATAGTTCCAAAACCTGCTGATAAACTTTGCATATTTTTACCAGAATATGCCGTGTGAAATACAATCCCCATCTTGGCTCTGGCAATTTGTCTACCAATGCTACTATCTACCGGTACTGCATATGTAATAGTATTAGGTGTAAATGAAATCATTTTTTCTCCATCAATATTAACACCTTTTTTATCATCATCTGTAAATAATAGGTCGCCTTGTAATATGCCTTTGATAGGAAGTTTAGATAGAAACCTTAAACAAACTGCTAATTTATCTGCAACTGGACCTGAATGATTTTTTTTGATGTCTCTTAATGTGTAATTGATTTTAGGAGTTTTATTGAATACTGATTTAGTCCCAACAAAGAATTTATCATTTTCTGGATTGATACCACAAACTATAGCAGGTGCTCCGTCCCATTTAACGGTCATATTAACTGCACCCTTACTATTACCGGCCAACATATTTCTGACCGATTTTAAAAAGTTGATTGCGTTATCGCCTCCCTTGGCACCGTTATTAATTATATCATCTTCTAGGTGTTCAAGGTGTGTGTTCTTATCTTGTGTAAAGAATCCTTTAAAACTAAACATTTGTTCTCCAATTTATCCATTTATATAATAATCACTTACCCATTAACAAATCATACAACTATTTATACTATGAAACCTTTATGAAAAAGGTAGAAATATCAGTATTTGACATAGCATATCTGACTATGACCCTTGATAGTTCATCAAGTTTGGCACCTTTAGTTTGAGCATCAATTGTTTCTAAAAATAATAAACTCATATATTTTGCAAAGTAAAATGACTGACTTCTATTCCTACCTTTATTTGTATAATTATCAGCTGCCTTTTTAAATTCTTCTTTAGAAAATACTTTTTGTCTTTCAATACCTGGTTTTTGTTTGTTAATAAACTTTGCATATAGTCTATACATTTTTTCAAAGTTACCATTCATATAACTAGTTTCTTTCCAATTTTTTCCTAAAATATTCACTTTACCAATAGATTTTTTAAATATCTTTTCTACATAGTGATTAATATTACCACCACCTATTTTACCTGCATAAGCATATTTACCTGTCATATTACCTTGCCATTGAGAGGTTACATTACTAGCTCTACATTGCATTGAACCACCATCATTAAAATGTAAGTAAATATCTGTTGAAGCAAAAAAATCTCCTGTCATACCAAAAGTAAAACCAGAAAATTTTGTATTATTATTATGTATTCTTTTTCTTGTATTAAATGGTGTTATAGTAGCACTACCACTACCAACTTTTTTCAATGATATACCTAAAGTATGGTCATCTGCTGTACTTCTAACTGCCTCTCGTAATTCAATCCACTCAATAGGTTCATCTTTGCCAGACGCAAAGGGTTTTTTATCAGTA